TAATCCATTAAGAAAATTTAAAGATTCATATTCAATAGAAATGTATTTATCAAATTCAATAGATCCAGGATTGAGTAATGAATTTTTTAGTAAATTTGGGCTTGAAATAAAAAATAATACTAAGGTACAAATATCTGCAAGATCTTTTTATGATCTTGTTCCAACTTCAATTAGAATTAGACCACAAGAAGGAGATTTAATATACATACCTTGGGCTTCTGGATTAGGTGAATTATATGAAATTAAATTTGTTAATGACACTTCTGATAAATACCAATTGGGAAGAAGAATGCCTTATCTTTATGAACTAGAATTAGAAGCATTTAAATATTCACATGAACAAATTGAAACTGGAATTGAAGAGATTGATATTGTTAATGATGAAGAAGCATACTCTATAAATCTACAAATGTCTCAATTTGCAATTGATTCTGGATTATATGGTGGAGTGTATCAATATGGAGAAATAGTATTCCAAGGATCTTCATTATTAACTGCTAACTGTACAGCATCTGTTGCATTCTGGGATGATTCTAATAATAAATTAAAAGTAACTAATATAGTTGGAGAATTTGTAGTTAATGTTCCTATAGTTGGATCAGAATCAGAAACCTCTTTCAATTTAGTATCATATGATGATTTAGATAATCCTACTAGCAGATCAGAATGGGATAATGTTCATATCAGAAGTGAAGAAACAGAAGTGTTAAATACTAGCGAATCAAACCCTTTCGGTTCTTTAGGAGGATAATTTGTCTAACAACCCAACATCTTATTTTCAAATAATAAGAAAAATGTCTGTTGCTTTTGCTGGTCTATTTAAAAATATAACAATAATAAGATCTAATCCTGATTTAACAGCAGATAAAATAGAAGATCAAAGATTTATAGTACCTATTGAATATGCTGATAAAGAAAAATATACCAAAAGATTACTAGGAGATCCAGATTTACAAAAAAAGATTCAAATCATTCTTCCCAGATTATCTTATGAATTCTTGGGACTTGAATATGATTCTTCTAGAAAATTAAACACTAATAATAAGAATTATGCTGTTAATCCAAATTCTGCAGAGTCTGTACTAAGTCAATATAATCCTGTTCCATATAATTTTAATTATCAATTAACAGCATATGCAAGAACTATAGAAGATGCAACTCAAATAGTAGAACAGATATTACCTTATTTTACTCCAGATTTTAGTATAAAACTTAATTTAGTACAAGAAATGGGAATTGTTAAAACCGTTCCTATATTATTAGATAGAGTAGTACCTTCAATTGAATCAGAAGGATCTTTTGATTCTGAAGTTCGTGTTGTTATGTTTACTTTTGATTTTACCATAAAATCATTTATATTTGGTGGAATAAAAACAGAAAATACAATTCAACAAGCTAATGTAAGTATTAGTAGTTCAAATAATAATTTTGTATCTGGTAGTTGTGATTCATTACCAACAAAATCATTTATAGTATTAAATACTGGATCTGGTGATTATAAAATAGGAGAAATAGTATATCAAGGATATAATTTAGAAAATGCTATAGGAACTGCTGAAGTTAGCTATTGGAATAAAGCTAATAATATAATAACTTTATCTAGAATAAATGGAACTATAAAAATTGGACAAACTATAGTAGGAACTAGTACATTATCTACATATATGATAGATCATTCTTATGCAAATAATGAAACTTATTTTAATATAAACATAAAAGCATAACCAAAGGATATATTATGGGAACTAAATTTAATGAAAGAATGGAAGATTTTTTTGACATAAAAACTGAGGAATCAGAAAATTTACCTCAAATTATAGAAGAACCAAATAAAATTTTCTTCGGTGAACTAGATGATGATTTAAAAAATGATTATGAAACTAGTAGAGAAAATTTAAATGAATTAATAGAAAAAGGAAAATCTGCTTTTGATGATATATTAACAATAGCAAGAGAAACTGAAAAAGGCAGAGACTTTGAAGTTGCTGCTACTATGTTAAAAACAGTACTTGAAGCTAATGAAAAGATGTTAGATATGCATAAAAAGATTAGAGAAATTTCTAACTATAAACAAAAAGAAGAAACTAAAACAAATATAAAAAATGCTATTTTTGTTGGATCTACAAAAGAGTTAGCAAAAATGGTTAAAGATATAAATGAAAAAGATGTGATAGAAGGTAATTAATGATAGTAGAATCATCCTACAGATCTAATCCCTTATTAAAGCGTGAAGGGGTTAATATAGAATTCACAGAAGATCAAGTACAAGAATATATAAAATGCGCTAATGATCCTATCTATTTTATTAAAAATTATGTAAAAGTAGTTCATGTTGATTATGGCGTTGTTCCATTCAATATGTATGATTATCAAGAGGAGATGGTTACTAATTTCCATGAAAATAGATTCAATATTGTTAAATGTCCAAGACAGGTTGGAAAAACAGTAACTTCTGTTTCTTATATTCTTTGGTTATCTTTATTCAATTCTGATCAAAATATTGCTATTCTTGCAAATAAAGGAGATCTTGCTAGAGAGATTCTTGATAGATATCAACTTGCATATGAAAACCTTCCATTATGGCTACAGCAAGGTGTTAAGGTTTGGAATAAGGGTAACATTGAATTAGAAAATGGTTCTAAAGTATTAGCATCTGCAACATCTTCAAATGCTATTCGTGGTGGATCTTTTACCCTAGTATTCTTAGATGAGTTTGCTTTCGTTCCACCAAATATCGCAGAAAAATTCTTCACTTCTGTTTATCCAGTAATTTCTTCTGGTAAAACTACAAAAATGATTATTGTATCCACACCAAACGGAATGAATTTATTCTATAAGATGTGGACAGATGCTCTTGGAAAAAGAAATGATTATAAAACATTCAGTATCCATTGGTCAATGGTTCCTGGAAGAGATGAAAAGTTTAAAGAAGATACAATAAAAAATACAAGTCTTAGACAATGGCAGCAGGAATTTGAAACAGAATTCTTGGGGTCTACTAACACACTGATTTCAGGAGAGAAATTAGCAACTATATCTTATAAAGATGAAATTAATGACTTCTCTGGAATGAAGATATATGAAGAACCTATAAAAGAATTTTTCGATGAAGAAGGAAATCAAGTAACTAGAACTCATATGTATGCAATGACTGTCGATGTTTCTGAAGGTAGAAACTTAGACTATTCAGCATTTTCAGTATTCGATGTTTCGACAATGCCGTATAAACAAGTGGCTAGATTCAGAGATAATACAATATCTCCATTATTATATCCTAATATACTACAAATGTGTGCTGTATACTATAATAATGCATATGTTTTGATTGAAATAAATAATAATCCGCAAGTTGCTGAAATATTACAAAATGATCTTGAATATGAAAATGTTATGAGAGTTGTTTCTGGAAATAAAAAAGCTCAAACATTATCATCTGGATTTGGAAATGGTATGGCGTTAGGATTAAAAATGTCTCCATTAGTAAAAAGAATGGGGTGTTCTACTTTAAAAACTCTAATTGAAATGGATAAGTTAATCATAAATGATTTTGAAACTTATTCAGAATTAACTACTTTTGTTTCAAATTCTAATTCATATGAAGCAGAAGAAGGATGTAATGACGATTTAGCTATGACTTTAGTTATTTTTGGATGGTTATCTACTCAAAAATATTTTAAAGAGATTGTAGATCATGATATTAGAAAACAATTACAATTAGAAAAATTTAACATATCTGACGATGATGATATTCTTCCTATCATTGATAAATGGAGTGGATTAGAAGTTCCATTTTTTGTTTCAGAAGATACTGTATGGATAGAAACTAAAGATAAAGATCCTTATGAAAAATTATTTAAAGAACTTTTAGATTTTTAAATATAGTTGTAAAAAAGTTATTTTTAATAAATAAGAGTATAAGAATTTTTTAATCAAGGAGATTATTTTATGGCATTATCATCACAAAATTCACCAGGAATAAATGTAAGAGAAATCGATTTAACAAATTACGTTTCAGTTGTTAGCGTTTCTACAGGTGGTTTTGTTGGACAATTCAATTGGGGTCCAGCAGATTTTCCTGTTATGGTTGCAACTAAAGAAAATTTAAAAACAAGATTTTTACCACCAACAGATTCATCATTAAATGCATTTGTTGGTACTTGTTATATGTCTTGTTTGAACTTTTTATCATATGCTGGGGGAAGTCTTTGGGTAGTAAGAGGAATAGATATAGCATCAGCATTGAACTCATCTTCAGCTAATGTTTATTATACTAACGCAGGACAACTTACTCCTAGTCAAGATTTAGAAGCAAATACATTAGAACCAAAAGTTTATTTAGTGGTTGATGCAAATGTAGCATCTAACTTAACAATTGGTTGGTATTTAACTGGAAATAACGTTAATACATTACAAATTACAGATGCTAACACAGAAAGTGGTCTTTTAACTCTGTCTGGAGAGATAACAGCAAATGTATCAACAACCGATAGATTAGAAATTGAAATTTTAAATTCAGCTAATACTACTTTAATTAAAAATGAAATTGATTATGAAACTGACTATTTACACAAAAATAATAATAATGAATTTGGGCCTTTCGTAGCTAGATATGCTGGTGTTTCTGGAGATTCTTTAACAGTTTCTGTTTGTACTTCTTCTAATAATTTTTCAACTTGGAATTATAAAAATTATTTCAAAAGTCCTCCAAAAACTTCTGAATCTGCATCACTTAAGGGATCTGCAAATGACGAAATGCATATAGTAGTAGTAGACACTAATGGTATTTTCTCAGGACAAAAAGGACAAGTATTAGAAAAATTTGAACTGGTATCAAAAGCATTTGATGCTATTGATGCATCTGGAAGAATCAGTTACTATAAACAAGCTGTATTTGAAAGATCTAATTATATATATGCAATGGACCCAGTTGATTATGCTAATACTTCAGATACTTGGGATAGATCAGTTAGAGAAGGTATAGAATTTGATCAAACCCCTAATATGTACTTTAAATTAGATAATGGATCTAACGGAAATGATTTAGACTCTTCTGATCTAATTAGAGGTTGGGATGAATTTAAAAATAAAGATGCATTTGAAGTTAATTTATGTATAACTGGAGCTTCTTCAATAGATGTTAGTCAATACTTAATTGATAATATTATTGAAGGTCAGAATTATCCTATAACTGGAAGAAAAGATGCAATGGTCTTTATTTCCCCAAGATATGAAGATGTTGTTTCAGCCAAAGGATCTGAATTAACTAATATTTTAGGAGTAGGTGGATTTTTAGATACATTAGATAGACAAAGTTCTTATGCTGTTGTTGATAGTGGGTGGAAATATCAATTAGACCCATACAACAACATATATCGTTGGGTTCCTTTAAATGCTGACATTGCAGGACTTTGTGCTCAAACAGACTTAACTCATGACACTTGGGTTTCTCCTGCAGGAATGAAAAAAGGACTTATTAAAAATATTCTTAAATTAGCATGGAATCCATTAAGAAATGAAAGAGATTCGTTATACATGAACGGAGTTAATCCGGTTGTATCTTTTACAGGAACAGGTCCAATGTTATTCGGTGATAAAACTCTATTAAGTACTCCATCTGCATTTGACAGAATAAATGTTCGTAGATTGTTTATTACTCTTGAAAAGAGTATTTCTATGGCTGCATTAAATTCTCTATTTGAAATGAATGATCAATTTACAAGATCACAATTTGTTGCTATGGTTGAACCTTATTTAAGAGCAGTTAAAGCTAAAAATGGAATATATGATTATTTGGTTGTTTGTGATTCAACAAATAATACTCCACAAGTTATAGATTCTAATGGGTTTGTTGGTGACATTTATATTAAACCTACAAAGAGCATTAATTTTATTCAGTTGAACTTTGTTGCTGTTAAGAGTGGTGTTGAATTTAGCACCGTTGTAGGTAAATTCTAAAATAAACCTAAATGAATGGGCTAGAGTTCTAGCCCATTCAAAATAAATAACATAAATATTAATACCAATACCTTATACGGAGAATAAGAAAAATGGCATTCTCAATTACAAATTTTATAACAAATATGCCTGTAGATGGGGCAAGACCTAATCTATTTGAAATTATATTTCCTGCAATAAATGGTTCAGGAAAATTTACATATAGAGCAAAAGCAACATCAATTCCAGGTTCAAGTATTGGAGTAGCTCCAGTATTTTACTTTGGAAGACAGATTAAATTTGCTGGCGATAGATCATTTGATCCTTGGACTGTATCTATACTTTCTGATGAAGATGACTATACATCTGGTCCTAGATCTGCTTTAGAAACTTGGATGGCTAGTTTAAAAACACATGAATCAAATTTAAGAACTACTGGTTATGTGCAACCAGATATTTACATGAAAGATGCTGAAGTCATTCATTATGGAAAAGCAGGAACTGTAATAGCTACATATAAAATGATACAAGCATTTCCTATTGATATTTCTCCAGTTACTTTAGATTGGGGAAATAATGACACTATTGAAGAATTTAGTGCTACATTTGCATATCAATATTGGACAAATGACGTAGTTAATAATTAAATAAAAATATATAGTATGATTGGAGACAATAATGGCAGATAAAAGCAGATTTAGTTTATTTGGCTTCAAAATTGGAAAAAAGGAAGAAGATAAAGTACAAGTAGAGCAATCGTTTGCTCCACCAACAAACGATGATGGTTCTCTTACTATATCTTCTTCTGCATTTTTCGGAACAGCCATCGATGTTGATGGCTCTGCTAAAAATGAAGTTGAATTAATAATTAGATATCGTGAGATGAGCCTTCAACCTGAAGTTGATAGTGCTATTGAAGATGTTGTTAATGAAGCAATAGTTCAAGACGATGATGGTTTAATTACAAAAATAGTTTTGGACGATTTAAAACAATCTGATAAAATTAAAAAAGCCATAGAGGACGAATTCCATAATATCTTGAGACTTTTAAATTATAATAACATGGCTTCTGATATATTTAGAAGATTTTATGTTGATGGGAGATTGAATTATCATATTCTTATAGATATTAATAATCCTCAAAAAGGAATTCAAGAATTAAGATATATTGATCCTAGAAAGATCAAAAAAGTAAGAGAAATAAAGAAAAAGAAAGATGAGGTAACTGGAGTAGAAGTTATAGTAGGTGTTAATGAGTTTTTCTTATATAATGATAAATTATCTGAAAAAACATCATCTTCTACATATGGTCCTATAGGAATTAAAATAGCTCCAGATTCTATTATTAGTATAAATTCAGGATTGATGGATACTAGAAGATCTATGGTTCTTAGTTATGTTCATAAAGCTATTAAGCCTTTGAACCAATTAAGAATGATGGAAGATGCTTCTGTAATTTATAAAATATCTAGAGCACCACAAAGAAGAATTTTTTATGTTGATGTAGGGAATCTTCCTAAGATAAAGGCTGAACAGTATATTCGTGACATTATGACCAAATATAAAAATAAATTGGTTTATGATGCAAGTACTGGTGAAGTTAGAGATGATAGAAAGCATTTATCTATGCTTGAAGATTTTTGGATGCCTAGAAGAGAAGGTGGAAAAGGAACAGAAATACAAACATTAGAATCTTCAGATTCTTTTAATGATATGTCTATGGTTGAATATTTTGAAAAGAAATTATACAAAGCATTGAATGTTCCTGTTACTAGATTAGATCCACAACAAGCATTTAGTATTGGAAGAACTTCTGAAATAACAAGAGATGAATTAAAATTTGCTAAATTTATAGATAAATTAAGAAATAAATTTTCTGAACTATTTGATCAGGCATTAAGAGTTCAATTAGTATTAAAAGGAATTTGTACTGAAGAAGAATGGAATGAATTTAAAGAACATGTATTTTTTGATTTTATAAAGGATAATAACTTTGCAGAATTAAAAGAAGCAGAAATAATGCAAGAAAGAATGGGGTTATTGCAAATTATTGATCCTTATGTAGGTAAATATTATTCTAAGAATTGGGTTCAAAGACATATTCTAAGACTTAATGATGAAGATATTGAAAAGATGGAACAAGAAATCTCTGAAGAATTAGAAATAGAAATGCAAAAACAACAATTAGCTATGGGCGAACAAGGAGATCAGATAGATCAGGAACAACAACAACAACAACAAAATGAACCTGAAACTGGCGATGGTTCTGGAATATCTGGAGCAGAACCTAAACAAGCCTTAGTAAATCCATATAATCCATACCAACAAAGATAATTTAAGAGGAACTCATGAAAGAAAAGTTAACATCAGCAATTAATTTTGCTTTACAAAATAAAATTTCAGAAATGTCTTGTGATATTTCTGATGTTATGAAAAATAAAATTAAAGATAAAATAGCCGAAAAGAAGAAAAAAGTTGCTGAAGACTTCATGGGAGAATCTGAAGCACATGAAGTAAAACTTGTTGAATCTAGATATAATAGAGATGTAGATTTTGATGATGAAGGTTGGGGTGTAGAAAATCCAAGATTGCGTAAACCTAAGTATGGACAAAATAACCCATATGAAGCTCCACCAATGCCAAAAATATATCATAATGTACCTTTTAAACAAAAAGAAGAAGCCAAAGCTGAAGGTATGAAATTTGATGGGACTAAAAAGAAATGGTATCACACAAATCCAGAATCTTCAAAGAATTCTAAATTTTCAAAATTAGAAGAATCTTTATCCGAAATGAAAATGACTTCTTCAGAAAAATCAAAAGAAAAGAAGTTAAAACTTAAATACGATTCTTCTGATATGAAACAGAAGATGATTGACCAATATGGTCCTGAAAAAGGAAAATCTATCTATTTTGCTACTATAAGAAAGAAAGCAATGAAAGAAGATGAAGAGATTAATGAGGCTCTTTCTATAATGACATTAAAAAAGCATTATTATCAACTACCATCTGGAGAATTTAAAAAACAATATGGTCATCCAAAACATGTTATTGCTCGTATATTTGGTTGGAGTCAATAATGAAATCTAGAGTGAGAGATTTTCCAGGTACTTTAATTCTTCAAAGAAAATCCATTTCGCAATTTTCAAATGGACCTAAAGTTGCTTTATATTATGCAGATAAACTTAAAAAATATTTCACAGTAACATTGGATGATAAACAACAACTACAATCAGAAGATTTTCTAAGTATGTTGGAGAATTTTGATGAAGATGTTACTGAAATATCATTTAACGATGATACTAAATTAAATATCAATAAAGAATGTTCTAATTTAGTATTAGAATATTTAAATAACATAAATATTGAAGAAAAAGAAATACTAGAACAGTATATTTTAGAAAGTTCAGATAATTTTCTTGAAGTTTTAGAGATTGCTGTTAATAATAAGGAATAAATATGTCAACATATACATATCAAATAATAAAAGATTCTACAAAACAAACTGTTATTAAATTAACAGGTGAATTTACAAATACCACTAATGAATCAAATGTTGCAAGAATTGCGGCTAATACTTTATATAGACCGTTAGATGCAAATAATAATTTATTAATTTCTGGAAATACAGCTAAACCTTATTATGGATTATCTGTATATAGAGTATGGTATGATGTTAGCATTCCTAATGGACATTTAACTTTAAGTTGGAGTGGTGATAATACATATCCAATTATAACTATGAGTGGTCGAGGAGAATATAATTCAGCAGGTAATTGGCTTGCTATTAGCAATCCTATTTCTGGAGCTAATGTAAATGGAAATATAGGGATAACTTCTTATAATGCAGCAGCTAATGCATCATATTCTATTATAATTGAACTCCATAAAGATAATAATTACTATGATTCTGGACAATTAATTGAACCATCTGCATTCAACTATGGGAGATATGGAGTTACTCCATAATGGAAGATTGGGAATCAAAAGATCAACAGAATTTTATTATTAAACATTTGGCTATACAACCACAAGAAAAGCCAAATAAAAAGAAAAAATTAAAGGAATTTTATATGAATGATAATTTAAAAAACGCTATTGGGTATGCATCTGATAATAAGGTTAATGAAATGGGAGCAGAGATCGCAAAAACTCTGCACCAAAAAATTACTGCAGAACTTCAAGCATTAAAAGTAGATATTGCTAAAAACACTTATAATTTTGAACTTCCAGAAGAATAAAAAGATTTTTATAAAAACTAAGGTAAAGTAAAATGAAACTGTTAAGAGAAGATATAGAGGATTTTGAAATCCTAACAGAAGCTACTAAAACAGGACAACAATGTTATTATATTTGTGGTCCGTTTATGCAAGCTGAAACTGCAAATCGAAATGGAAGATTATATCCAATGCCTGTTATGGAAAAAGCAGTCAAAAAGTATATAGAAGAATTAGTGAATAGAAATAGAGCAGTTGGAACTTTAGGGCATGAAGATTCCCCTAAAATTTCAGAAAATAAAATTTCCCATTTAATTACAGAATTAAAATTTAATGGAAATGACGTTTTGGGCAAAGCTAAAGTACTAGATACCGCATCTGGAAAAGAGCTTCAAGCGTTAATATCAGGAGGAGTTTCTTTTGGATGTTCTTCAAGAGCATTAGGATCTCTCAAGGAAGGAGAAAATGGTATTAAAATAGTTCAAGACGATTTTGTGATTTCCTGTGTGGATGCAGTATTATCTCCTAGCGGAATATCATGTTATGTTGAAGGTATATATGAAGATGTTGATTGGGTTTTTGTTGATGGTCAGGGATGGGTTCAACAATATAGAGAACAAGCAAGAGATATCATTAAGAAAACTTCACAAAAAGATATTGAGAAAGTGGCTCTGACCATTTTCGAAAATTATATCAAAAGACTATAAAAATACATTTAAAAATTTGTTTTTTATAAATAACTATATAAAAATATTAATTAGGAGAAAATAATGTCAAAGTTAAATTTGTCTGAAGCTGCAAAAGAAATTCTTACCAAAAGCGTTAAGTCTGCTGGTGGGGAGTCTTTTGGTCTAGGAAAAAAATTATCTGCCGATGAGCAGGGTAGTGTTGAAGTAGGAAGTGGTCCTACCAAAACTAATGATGAAAATCCTTCTTATACTAAAGGCGTACCAACCGCTACACCTCCAGGAGCTAAACCTCCAGTTGGAGCAGAAGCAATGAAGAAATTAGCAACTCAACCAGGAGATAATGCTGGTCGTGCTGATTTGAAAAATGCTTCTGAAACTGATCAAGAAGATGAACAATCTGTAGATGCAATTGCAAATCGTGTTGCTGCTAAGAAAGCAAAAAGCACTATGACTGCTAATAAAGGGGCAGAATGTTGTGTAGAAGGTGAGGAAGAAGAAGAATACGAAGATGAAGATGAATTAGAAGAAGCTTCAGTAGAAGAAGTTATGGAAGATCTTGATGAACTTTCTGAAGAAGAATTTGAAGATAAGTATGGTCTTTCTAAAGAAGATGCTGCTACTCAGATTTCTGAAGAAGTAGAAGATCTTGATGAAGTTTCTAAGTCTACTTTAGGTTCTTATATTAAAAAGGCATCTTTAGACACTTTCGATAAGGCTAAACGTTCTGGTATGCATAGAGCGATGTATCATGGACAAGATCCAAATAGTCAAGAATCAAAATTTGCTACTAAAGCAGGAAAAAGAGTCCAAGGAATTGAAAAAGCTACCAACAAGCTTATGAACAAAGAAGATTTAGATGCACTATTCTCTGGTGAATCTCTTTCTGAAGATTTCAAAGTTAAAGCATCTGCTATTTTCGAAACTGCTGTTGAAGCAAGAGTAGAAGAAATCTCTTCTGAATTACAAGAATCTTATTTAAGAGAATTTGAAGAAGCTGTTGAATCTGTTAAGGAAGATTTTGCAGATAAATTAGATTCCTATCTAGACTACGTTGTAGAAAACTGGATGGAAGAAAACAAATTAGCAATCGAAAAAGGTTTAAGAACCGAAATTGCTGAAGATTTCATCAATGCTCTAAAAGGAGTTTTTGTTGAACATTATATTGATATTCCTGATGAGAAAGTTAATCTTGTGGACGAACTAGTTACTAAAGTTGATGAACTAGAAGAACAAGTTAATTCACAAATTGAGAAGAATATTTCTTTAAAGAAGAAAATATCAGAACACAAAAAGAATGAAGTAATTCATACAGTATGTGAAGGTTTAACTCTTTCTCAAGTTGAGAAAATTAAATCTCTTGCTAAGAATGTAGAATTCACCACAGAGGAAGAATTCACCGAATCTTTAGAAACCCTAAAGGAAAGTTATTATCCAAGTAATATTCGTCCAGCTAGTTTAGAAGCTTTTGAAGAGCCAGTAAACTTATCTGAAGAAAGTGTTTCAACTAAGTATGTTGATCCTTTCATTGAGCAGGTAGCTAGATCTATTACAAAAACAATTTCAAAATAAAATAATATTAAAATCAAGGAGAATCCTAAAATGTACTTAGAAGAACAAGTAATGAACAAATGGTCTCCAATTTTGGATCATCCAGAATTGGAAGCTATTAAAGATCCGTATAAGAAAGCAGTAACCGCTATGGTTCTTGAAAATCAGCAAAGAGCAATGGATGCTGATCGTATGGCACTTAACGAAACTGCTCCTACTAACGTAGCTGGTGGTATTTCTAACTTCGATCCAATCTTAATTAGTTTGGTAAGACGTTCACTTCCTAACCTAATTGCGTATGATGTTGCTGGCGTTCAGCCAATGACTGGTCCTACTGGACTTATCTTCGCACTACGTTCACGTTACAATGGACAGGGAGCAAACGCAGAAGCATTCTACAATGAAGCTAATACCATTTTCTCTGGTATCGTTGGAACTTCAGTATCTACTGATACTTCTAATAATCCAGTTTCTAATGTTGCTAACTCTGGATTGTTCACAACTGGTAAAGGTCTAACAACTTCTGCTGGCGAACAACTAGACACTGGAACATTCCAACAAATGGGATTAACCATTGATAAAGTTACTGTTACTGCGAACACTCGTGCTCTTAAAGCTGAGTATTCACTAGAACTAGCACAAGACTTAAAAGCGATTCATGGTCTTGATGCAGAAACTGAACTTAGCAATATTCTTTCTACAGAAATTCTTTCTGAAATTAACCGTGAAGTTATCCGTACCATTTACACCGTTGCTCAGGCTGGTGCTCAATGGGGTACAGTAACTCCTGGTGTATTTGACCTAGATACCGATTCTAACGGTCGTTGGTCAGTAGAAAGATTCAAAGGTCTTATCTATCATATCGAACGTGAAGCCAATGCTATTGCAAAGAATACTCGTAGAGGGAAAGGTAATATCCTTATCGTTTCTTCTGACGTTGCTTCTGCTCTTGCAATGGCTGGTGTATTAACTTACACTCCTGCTCTTTCAGCAGATCTTCAAGTAGACGATACTGGTAATACCTTCTGTGGTATGCTACATGGTCGTATTAAAGTTTACATCGATCCTTACTTCGGTGGTATGGCTTCTAATACCGAACTTGTTACCGTTGGTTATAAGGGTACTTCTCCTTATGATGCTGGTCTATTCTATTGCCCATACGTTCCTCTACAAATGGTTCGTGCAGTTGATCCTGGTACTTTCCAACCTAAGATCGGCTTCAAGACTCGTTACGGAATGGTAGCAAACCCATTTGCTGAAGGTCTTACTCAGGGTGGTGGTGCTCTTAATCCTCGTAGCAACGTTTACTACAGAATTTTCACAGTAAAAAATCTCATGTGATAAGTTCTTGATTTTATTGAAGTTTTTCAATAGAAAATTAGAAAAGGGTCTTCGGACCCTTTTCTTTTTATATAAATACATATAGTTGCACATAGGAGTTTTAATTATGAACCATATAATATACAAATTAATTTCACCATCTAATAAAGTATACATAGGACAAACTAAAAATACTTTAGAAAAAAGATGGGATCAACATATTAAAGCATGGAATAGATATAATAAATCCAAATCAAAAAACAATACTTGTAGAAAATTATATGAAGCTTTTAATAAATATCCTCCATCAAAATGGAGATATGAATTGATATGTGAGATAGAAAAGTGTAAAGTTGATGAAACAGAGATTTTTTATATTTCTGAATATGATTCCACTAATATAGGATATAATATTTCTAAAGGTGGTAGTGGAGTAAGATTAGAATTCCTAACAGAAGAACATAAACAAAATATATCAAAATCCAGAAAACAATATTTTGAAACTCCAGATGGAATTAGCTGGAAAGAAGAATTATCTAAGAAGTATACTGGAGAAAACAACCCAAGATATGGAGTATCGTTTAAACATTCAGAAGAAAACAAAAAAATAATATCTGAAAAGATTAAGGGAGTAAATAAAGGAAAAGAACCTTGGAATAAAGGAAAAGATAATGTATACTCTGAAGAAACTTTATTAAAAATGTCTGAGAATAGAAAAGGAAAAGGATTGGGAAATGAACCTTGGAATAAAGGTAAAACAGGATTTAAACAACCTCAATCTCAAAAATACTCTGTTGCTAAAGCTTTATCTAAGAAATGGATTGTAACATCTCCAGAAGGAAAAGTTATAGAGATAGAAAATTTAAGAAAATTTTGTAGTGAGAATGATTTAGATCAAGGAAATCTTTCTAGGGGAACTCATAAAGGATGGAAAGCTAAAAAAGTATAAAATAAGGGGGCGAAAGCCCCCTTTTTTATTATCTAATAAAAGTTTAAATTAGGTTTATTTAATAAGGTTAAAAATTTAAATCAGATTTGTTTATATCTTTAGTTGGATTAATAGGTTTATTTAATTCTTTTATACGATTTTTTAATTCATCATCAGCATTTTTATGTTTTAAAAATAAAGAAGAATATTCTTTTGCGTAATTAGGATCATCAGTTACCATTTTATGAAGTAAATTTGTATGAGTGTTATCTGATAATAATAATTTTGATCTAAAATTATCGCGAATAAAAGACGCCATTGGTGAATGTTTAGAGCGTTCGTACATTTTTTCTCTTAAATTATCATCTGCCTTGTTATGAATAGCTATGTTATTCATAGTAGAAGGACGTAAATCTTTGAAAGAAGCAACTTTATGTAATAAAGAATTATCAGCATGTTTACTAGATACTAAGTAAGGCAAGACATGATCATGGTAAGTATAATCTGAACTATTTTTATTTTTATCAACTAATTTATGAATTAAAGAAGAATCTGCATTTTGATGGTCTAATAGACCAGGATTATAACCATCATAATTATCTCTAGGATAATCTTCCGAATTATCTAATATATGATGTAAAGTTTTATTAGAGGTGTTTTTATTACCAATTAACGCATCATGAGTTGCTTTTCCTGTATTTAAAGCTATTTTATGTAACAATTCATCATCAGAATTTTTATTTGTAGCCAAAGAAGAAGCCACTCCCAATCTATGTAAAGAGTGATTATAAATATCATTCAATGTTGATAAATTTGTTTTTGGATGTTCGGATATTCTTTGTAATAGTGGTGCTGATGAACTTGGAGTAGCTAATTTATTCAAAGTATGAGAATCAATATTAGGATGATGTACAATATTTTTATTAATATCATCATCACCAATATCGGATAAATGATTTAATGTATGAGTTTTTGTATTTAAATTTAATGCTATATTTTGTAATGTAGGTTTATTGTTACTTTTATCCATAGCCATTCTATGTAATGTATCTCCTGAAGTATTTGTATGTGCGGCTACTTCAGAACGAATTTCAGGATCTTCCGATTTACTTAAATTATGTAATTCTTCCTCAGAAGCATATCTAGAAATTTTAGGATTAACATCTTTAGGATCTTGTCCTAAAATTTCACAATGCCAAATATGAGTATTTCCTATTATTTCTGGAGTTTTACTCATCTTAAAATTAGTTCCACGTTTTAATAATGTTTCATATTCAGAATCAGTATAGGAGTGTATTCCATATTCAGAATGTTCATCAATATGAGCACCATGAGTAGATCCCATTGGAATACGAAATTTTAAAATATGATTTACATTATTTCTATCTGGCTCAGAAAAGTTTTTTGCTACTTTAGCATTCAATGATGTTGAAGTATATGCAGGAAGATGCATTACTGCACTATCATCAGAAGATCCTTGTAATCTAGCACTAATTTTACCAGAAGAAGATCTTTGACTTTCATCTTGTTTATCAAATAAATCTTGTGGATTAAATTTAATACCATGATATACATGATAGTCAAATGGTGCTGGTTTAGCACGATTAAGAGCACTATCAAGCCCATTTATATGATCTCTCTTATAATCTATATCAGATTTAGAAGCTTCTCCATTGTGGAACTGATGCAAAATATCAGCTATAGATGAACTTCCTTCAGTATATTTTCTAATATTAGAATAATCATCACTATTCCAATTACTACTAGCATCATTGTGATAATTATTTAATGCATCATTCATTGGAGTATAATTATCTGAGTTTGAGTAATGTAACTCATTTTCTTCTGTTGGTGTATGGTAAATTTCAAATAAAATTGATTCTTTTAGTTTATCTCTTTTGTTACCATAATTAAGATTAGGTGGAATAACCCATCTTCCTTTATCATCTTGTTTAAATGGTCTTTTTTTGTTACCATAATTAAGATTAGGTGCAATAACCCATCTTCCTTTATCATCTTGTTTAAATGATTCATTTTTTTCACTTTCTTTAATGAAATTTTTAAAACTTTTCATGAAACTCCTCTTAAATGTGTTTTATTATGTATTTATTATTTTTTAATATAAAAGCATACATAAATAGTAAAAACAACTTTTGGAAAAAATATGAGTGCTTTAAACAGAAACCCACAAAATACAAACTATTTACAACCCACTAAATTTCAAATGGTATTCCCTAAGATTACCACAATGACTTATTTTTTGCAATCATTTTCTTTACCAAGTTTATTAGTTGAGCCTGTTATACAAACATCTCCTTTTGTTGACATTCCTAGACCAGGAGATAAAATAAAATTTGGAGAATTGCGTGTAGAGTTTATAATAGATGAAGAAATGTGGTCATATCAAGTTATATATGAATGGATGAAGGGAATAGGATTTCCTTGTTCTTTTGAAGAATATAAATTAATGAATAGACAAATATCTTCTTTAAATTTAGATACTCCTCAATATTGTGATGCAATTATTACTATTTTATCTGGTCTAAATAATCCTAAACTCTCTATACATTTTGCTAATTTATTTCCAGTATCTTTATCTGAAATACAATTTAGCACAAAAGAAAGTTCTGAAACAGTTGTTACAGCAACAGCAACATTTAACTATCACTTATTCCATATAAATAGGTGATAAATATTTTTGAGGTGATTATAATATGAAAACAATTGAAGAAGTTAATGAAATGTGGGAAGTAGATTGTATTATAGATAGAACAAACATAAGCAGCGAATTGTTAAATATTCCATTATTACATTGTAAATATTTGAAAATATTAAACGAACATAAATTAGCTTCTATAAAAACCAAAAGTAATTATGATAAAATGAAAAATATTAAAACTGAATATTATCTTGGACATCTTGATGAAGAAACTTTAAATACTTATGGATGGGAACAATTTGATCTTAAACTAGGATCTAAGGGAAATATAGATAGATATATATCCGCAGACGATGATTTAAATAAAATCTTACAGAAAAAAGCTTATCACGATCAAGTATCATATTCTATTGAATCTATATTAAATGAAATAAAGAATAGAAATTGGGAATTGAGAAGTTATATCGAGTGGGAAAAATTCTTAGCTGGTGCTTAATGAACTTTGATATAGAAATACATAAAAAAAATGAAAGTTTTTTAAAAATAAGATGTTCTCGTGGAGTTGCTCAAGAACTTTCAGATTACTTTTCTTTTTATGTTCCTGGTTATAAATTTAATCCTAAATATAAAGCCAAAGTTTGGGATGGTATTATAAGAGTATTCTCTGCATATACTCAGGAACTTCCTTGTGGATTAATTAATCGTTTAATAAAATTCTGCAAAGAAAGAGAGTATTCATATAAAATTTGTTATGATAATTCCTCAGAAGAATTAGATACTGATAGTATTAAACAGTATATAAAAGATCTTAATATTCATTCTAAAGGAGAAAAGATAACAGCTAGAGATTATCAAGTATTAGGATTATTTTTAGCATTAAAACAAAAAAGAAATATTTTATTGAGTGCTACTTCTAGTGGAAAAAGTTTAATAGCATACCTAATATCTAGATATTTAATAGAACATGGATGTAAAAAAGGATTAATAATAGTTCCAACTGTATCTTTATGTAGTCAATTGGAATCAGATTTCCAAGATTATTCTTCTAATACAGATTGGGATGTTTATGATAATGTACATACTATATTTTCTGGGCAAGAAAAAAGTTCAAATAAACCTATTATAATATCTACTTGGCAAAGTCTTCATAACATAGAAAATAAATCTTTTTTTGAAGAATTTGATTTTGTTATTAATGATGAGGTTCATCTTGCACAAGCATCTAGTATATCAGACATAATAAACAATTGTACAAATTCTATATATAAAATAGGAATGACAGGAACTTTATCAGGTAGTAAAACGCATGAAAATGTTCTTACTGGATTATTTGGAGAACCTATAAGAATATCTTCTACAAAAGAACTTATTGATAAGAAACAAGCAACTGATTTAAAGATAAAATGTTTATTATTAAAATATGATGAAGATATTTGTAATAAATTCAGAAAACAAAAACTTAAATATCAAGAGGAAATAAAATATA